TTTATCTAGCTCTGCCTGTATATCTATAAACTTTTTAGCCATATACCTAAAAATATATCTCTTTTAACTTATGGATTTATACATATTAGCCTTATGCTTTTGCTCATCCATAAAATGCTGAGCATGGAAAAGAAAATAGAGGGCTTTCCATTTAAAAATAATATCCCATTTTACCCTATCATCTCCTGATAGATTATGGATGATGTTAAGCCATCCATAGGATAGATAAGGATCAGCCATTAAATTAGATTTATCAGGCTCTAGATCTCCATCCTGATCTGATCTATCATCTCCTGATTTAAATACTGAGGGATAATCTTTAGATACTCCTCCCAAACGATCAAAAAAAAACCTCCTAGAGCTAGAGCATCCTTTGCTAGAAAATGCTTTTTAACCTGCTCAGCTCTCTGCTCATGGCTATCTGCATCATAATCCTGTATCATGCCTCTCTTAATCTCTCTGAGCATGGATGCTATCTGAAAATGGAGAGTATCTAAATTATCCTCCATCTCCTTAAATTTAATGATCTCTATCATCTGAGCTGTCTGCTGCTCCTCTATCAAAGCTGCAATATAATAGCTCTTTTTATCTAGCTTGCAGTATTTAGGCAGAGGCATTTTAGGTATTTCTTTTAGCTCTGCAGCTATCTCTTTATACCTCTTAGATAGATCATCATAATCATAGAGCTTTACCTCTGCAGGGCTTTTCCTATCTACTATGCTGATAATAGTTACTGCTAGATCTAATGGATTTTTTAATAGCCTCTCAGCCTCTAAAATATCCTGCAGATTTTCTATAGTTAATCTAGCCCATAGGCTTTTATCCTTTGTAAAATAGGCTTTTAGAAAATTGCCTACCTTTTTAAATCTATCTAATAACATATACTCCTTTATTTTTTTCTGCTAGTTTATCCATGCAAATATACCTCAAAGCATCTAAACTATGATTAGCAAAATCTACAGGCTCATCATCAGGATCTCCTGTTTTTTTTACCTTCCATTTATACATTCTCAGCTCCTTAATAGTGTTAATGCTCCTCTTAGTAACTAATAGCCTAAACCTTTTTACTATATCTATCCCTGCATTAACTGAGCCCTGAGGCTTATCTGCTTTTTTCATTCTCCATCCTAAATTCTTGAGCTCTGCAATAGCCATAGGATTAGAGCTATCTGCTACTATTACCTCCTGTTTACTTACTGATAATGCAGAAAACAAAGCAGATAACTGAGTAGCAGTTTTATCTGTCTGATATAATAGCTCATCTACTACTATATCATCATTATATTTATATATAGCTATTAATGCTGATGGATCTGCAGAGAAACCAAAATCTAAACCATAACCTAATAGCAAAGCATTAGGAGGGATCTCATCTATAGTTACCCAATTTCTATAAATTAGCCCCTCCAATTTACCTGTATATCCTCTTGCATTGATTTTCCACAGGTTAAAATCTTTATCTTTTAATGCCTCTAGCTTTTCTCTAATGCTATTATCTACAAATGGGTTATGCCTATGATCTGATATTATTAGCTCTACCTCAGGCTGCCCTATTAGCTTTTCATGTACCCAAAACTCAGCAGTAGGATTATAATCCATAAATACCTGCTTAGTAGATCTCCAATAAACCTCGTTAAAAATATCCTCTCTAATGCCGTTTACTTCATTGAAAAACGCATAATCTCTTTTACCTGATTTAGCATCCTGAGCATTCTCATAGCTTTTAAATTCAATAAATGAGCCATTAGTAAAATAGTAAATCCTATCTGAGGCATTATATTTATCAATATGCTTAGCAAAAAATGGAGTATCATTAATGATATTACCTAGATCTCGCATAGCTCCTACCTTTAGATTAGGTATGTCTTGCCCTACTATAGTAATCCTAGATCTGCTCTCTATAGCTCTGATGCATAAAACCTGCAGGATGCTATAAGTTTTGCCTGAGCTAGAGCCTCCCTGATTTACTATGATCTTAGCTCTGCTATTATAGTTAGCATAAAATACAGCTGATACCTGTAAATCCATTATGTTAAATCTATCTCATTCTCAGCTCTAGGCAAAGCAGGAGCAGGCAGTACATTTATGTTAATGCCTGTTATGATGCTATTATTTTCTATTACCTGCTTCTCATTTAGCCCATGATGCACTTTTAAATCAAAGATTAAGCCTGTAGTATTACCATCTCCATTAATAACAGCATCTACTTTAGCATTAAAAAAGAAATCATTAATATCTCTTATCAGATCATGATACTCTTTATAGGCATCTTCTCTGCCATAGTTTAGCCATGTTTGCAGGGTAATCTTTAGATAATTCATAAAGCCCTGCTTATTAGGTACTCTAGGCTTATGTACTTTTAAAATCATTCCTGAATTAGTAGGATGATCTACACAAAATGAGGAGCAGTAGGCTATATATTTCTCAAAGCCTGCTATAATATCCTCAGGGCTCAGCTTTTTATTTTTCTCTACAAAATAACCGCCATTTCTAGCTCCCTCTATTACCTTTAATTTTGCCTTTTCCATTTTCTAGTTAAATAAATTTAACCGCCATTTTGTAGTTATTAGGCAGGGTAATATTTGCCTTTTTAATCTCAGAGAATAACTGAGGATCATCAGTAATAATCAGGCAAAAATCATGCTGATATAAATACTTTACATCAGGCTTTTTATCAGATCTCTCTACCTGTAGATCAGGATAAGCATTTAGGATAGATGAGGCATCAGATTTAGTAAATACAAATGCTCTAGGCTTTACTACTGCAGAAAATACTGAGAGCTCCTGCAGCTCTTTTAGTTTGCTCTCTGCCCATCTCTTAGCTGCCTGCCCTCCCCAAAGTAGATAGGAGATATAACCGCATGATTTATTATCATCTGCCTCCTGATAGTAAACCTCTGCCCTGCTGAGATAGCTGTACATTCTCTTAATAACATTGATAGAGATAGCCTCTCCATTTGCTAGCTGCTGAGCTCTGATTTTTCCTACCTGAGTAGCACATTTATTACCTATTGCCTCATTTAATTTAATGCCCTTTTTAGCATTATTTTTTACAGCATCAGGATAATCAGCATAGCTCTCCATATCATGCCTAGTATTATACTTTGCAGCTCCAGAGCAGATAGCATATCTCTGAGCAGGATCAGCATACTCTGATACCATGATGCTATTACTCATGCATCTATCCATGAATTTAGATTTATCCTCTCCTTTGCTGATTTTTGGGATGGGCATAATATTAGGCTTTAGGCTTTCTACCTCTTTTAACTACAGCAGGCTCATCTACAGGCTCTACAGCAGGCTCATCTACAGGCTTATTTTTTAAATACCATTGGTGAACATTTAGCAGAGCAGAGTAAATACAATCTGAGCATTGGTTATTATACTGAGGCATAATAGGATGCTTAATAGTATTATAAACCTCCTTCAGCTCATCATGCATATTAAAGCCATAGATGCTCCCTAGCCTCTCTAGGACCAAATACCATTTAGATAGGTCCTCAGCCTTTTTTAAAAATTCATTAGTTACCATAATTTTACCTCCAAAATTAAAACAAAGATAAGGGATAAAGCCCCTACTCCTAGAGCCATAAACATAGATAATGGAGAGATACCATAATAGCAAAGGCTATAGATAAAGCCTATCCAAAATGATAAGCAGATAGGGCAGTTAAAAGGCTTAAATTTTAATACCTTAGGGATAATAGTATATCCTACAATAACGTACCCTAAAGCAGCCCCTAATAAAGCTATAATTAAATACATATTTTAAATTTATCTTTTAGTTTTATCTTAATTACTTTGATGCTATTGTATATACTCCTACGTGGTATATTAGTAATCCTATGCAGCTCTGATACATTCTGATTTAATTCAATGTATTTATTCAGTAGCTTTCTCTCATAGTTACTAAACAGCTCACTATTTAAGGCATCTATTACCTGAGGATAGAGTATATCTATCTCATGATTATAGGTATTATCCTCTTTTAAATGAGCCTCATTAATCTCTATGCAAATATCATAGAGCCTATATTTTTTCCCTACTGATCCTGTTTTACTCATCATGTTACTGAGAGATCTAACAGCCCAAAATTTAAAGTATTTACCCTCTGCTAGATTATCTAGATATGCCTCATCTTTACTGCAGATCATTAGCATAAACTCCTGCCAAAGATCATCCCCCATAGAGCCACCAATTTTGAGAGCTATAGATTTATACTCTTTATTGGTTATAAGCTCATGGATTAATTTATGCATCTGATTTTTTAGGGAAATACTTATTTATCATGTACTCTACTCCCTGCAATCCGATAAAGCCTAAAATAAATGCCATGCCTCGCTCCATCTTTTCTCCATCCAATCCTAGAGAATGAGTAATAACAGGAGTAACATAATTAGCACATAAAATCCCTGAGGTAAAAGCTATAAAAGCCCCTCCCCATGTTTTCTTTTTCTTATTGTAAAACATCAGAGCAGAGCCTAAAAATCCTGCTGCAGAAAATGTAATATCTATGCCTAAGCTATGTAAAATATCTTTCATATCTATAAATATAAATCAGGCTTTATCCTGATACTTTTCTAGCTCTTTCTGCAGATAGTATTTAGCTTTCTGCAGATCCATTAGAGCAGCCTCTTTAGCATCAGAGCCCTCAGCTTTTCTACCTGCTCTGCAGCAGTATTTAATTACATTTCCTAGATTAAAATTTAAATCATAGGCATCTATAATATCTATAGCCTGTACTCCTGAGGGTGTTTTATAATGGCTGTTATGCATCCTTTTTCAGTAATTTAAGTATATAAAAATATACGTTTATAGCCCCGATGATGATAAAGATAGCAGTAATCATAGATCTAGATTTTCTAAATATCCTTTAGCATCTAAATCCTTTCTCATAATCTTTAGATCTATCAGTTTGTACTTTCCTGTAAATTGAAAATGAGGAGGATCATAGGGCTTTTTCCATCTACCTCCCCATACCCATCCTAGCTTTTCTGCTATTACTCCTGCCTTTGTAGATGGAGCTGTTAGCTTTCCCTTTCTGAGATCTGCAGCATTATAGCAGTCAATGGCTAATCCGTAATTATGCATACTATCCCATGCCTTAGCCTGAGTAACTATTTTGCCTGCCTTAGTTCTACCCTGAGCATATAGATCATTCTGCTCTAATGGAGTTCTGAGAGAGGTTACTATAGTTAGCTCCTCTCCTGCATCATTCCATGCCTGCCATAGCTCAGAGGCTTTAGCCCTCAGCTTAGGATGCAATTTAGCTATATTATCTGCTGATCTCTTATCCATGATTAAAAGGGAGTTTTTTCTAATGGCTTTCTCTCTTTTACAAAATGAGTAGCTTTACTCTTCTCATCCTGCTGCTTTCTTTTGCCTAGATATAATTTAACATTTCCGTACTGATCTTTAGGGAGCTGTAGTAATTTCTCTACATTAATCTCTACATTAATCCCATAGGTGTTTTCCCATCCTTTACCTACATAAATCTCATCCTGCATAAGCTATAAATTTTAAATCTTTTTTATAATGCCTTGGTTCTGTTTTTTCTCTATAATATTCTATCTCCATCATGTAGCATCCTAGAGGCTTAGGTAATCTACCCTTTTCTACATGATAGCCCATATACCCTGCGTTATGCTCCTCTTTATAGGTAGCTGTTCTAATAATATGCTGATTTTGTAAAGTTACGTTATAATGCTGATTAATTACCTCTCTTTTATTTAGATGATGATATAGCTCATGTACGTGCCCCTGCCATATAACCTCAGCATCTATAAACATCTGCAGCCTGCTATCCTGTATTACTCCCTTTGTAATTACTCCTCCTCCTCCATGCCCATGATGATAACGTATATTAGTAGCAGGCATATTTTTACCTGCGCATAAATGAGATATTATAAAATAGCCTCCATATCCTCCTAGCTGTATATTACTGCCTGTTTTATAATTAAGCAGAGTAACGAACCGATTTAATATATCAAATTCGTGGATTTTCATTATAGAGGTTTCATGATTGCCATAGCCTACCATCAGGATATTTTGAGCATAGGGAGTAAAAAACTCTAGAGCATCATCTATAATCAGATCAAAATAATTAGCTCCATTATGCTCAGGTCTTATATCTGATTTATTACCTCTCTTATCATATTTGCCCTGCATGAGGCAGAAAGTATCTCCATTTAGTAGGATATATGCTCCCTCTTTTACTGCTAGATCTAGATGAGATTTAAGTAGCTCCCTGTTACATTTAGGATTATCCCAATGGAGATCAGAGAGCAGCATATACTTTACATTAAAGTTATTGCTGTAGGGTAAATTAAGCTGATGCCTAATTACGTTTTTATTGATTTTTTCTATCATCTATATCTGAGATAAAGTTCATGCCTAAAATCTGCAATAACCTCAGGCTCTCTCTCATAAATATATCTCAGAGCATTTTTATAACTACTGCCCTCATTTAGTATATTCCTAACTAGCCCATAGAAATACTGCCTCTCATCCATTATAGCTAATTTATCTGCATGAGTTTTATCTATCAGCTCAGGCATTTCTACTAATAAATTAAGGGCTTTATAGTATTTAAATACAAAAGTAACGAAATCAATTTTATCAGCCTGCCCATATCTTTTATTAGCATTTATGGATTTATCTGATAGTTTGTAATTTAATCTGCTCATAGGTTTACATTTTAATATCGCTTACTACTTCATTACCCCACACATCCCAACCTTTGCGCTTATTTCTTGCAAATAATTCTAACCTAGGCTCATGGCTTACCTTTTCAAATAATTCATGAAAAATATCAGGCTTTTGAGAGTGTTTTAATGAGTTATGGAAATAAACACTAGGCTCAAATCTTTTCTTTAATTCTAACTTTCCCTTATAGCCCACTATAATGTGCTGAGTTCTATTTATAAACCATGCCCCTACTCCTGATGGCTTTACCCAGGTTAATGTAGTTAAATATTTAAATCCCCATGCATTTAAAACCTCAAAAGTTTTAGGTAAAAACTGATTAGTAGTCCATATAAAACACATAGAATTTTCATCTGAAAATTTTTGAATTTCTAAACTTTTAATATCTTCTAAATTCATAGTAGGATAAGGTAAATTTTCAGGAGTTTTTTCTCTCCTTTTCCATTTATTCATATTTTTCTGATCCCATGGAGGATCTGCTACTATTGTTTTATATTTTTTCATATTTGTTACGTCAGTTTAAACCTTACGATCCACAGCCAAAGCACTCAAAGTTTGAGCCCTCAGGCTTAGCTACCTGATCCTCCTGCTGTAGCTCCCTGATACGTTTATATATCTCAGCATCTCTCTCGCTAAAATCTCCTTTAATCTGCTCCTTTAGAGCCTCTATGATCTGATATTTTTCTGCATTCATATTTGTAAATATAGGGAGCTAGTTTTTATACCTGATGGGATTTTTAGATGCTAGTTTATCAGAATTAACTTTTTTTGCCATATCCATTAGAGCCTGATTAAAATTAAAAAATAGCTGATCCTCTGCTAATTGCATCCTCTCTAGGTTATGTACGAAATTATCTAGCATATTTTTAGCTCCCTGATACTGCTCATCAGGATAATCTAGGAGATCCTGCAGAGCATTAATCAGCATATCCTTATAAATTTTGGTAGGTGTGTTCATTTGCTATAATTTTCTAAATAGTACTCCTCAGCATCTATCCTATCTCTGCTAACCTCTCCATTTATAAAAGCCTCTTTAATCTGTTCCTTCTCCATTTCTTTGGCTTGTTCAAGAACATCCCTAACTGATGTGCTACTTTGATTTACTTCATTAATTACGCGTTGAAAATCTCTTGTTAATTGAAGTTGTTCAACCAACCATTCTACTGCTGTCTGTTTCATAGCTTTTCAATTTCTTGTTTTACCAATTCCCAATATTTAAAAAGCCCCTCAAAGCCATGAGATTTAGAAAAATCTAGCATCTGATCTACTGCAATTTGTGAGCATTCTTTAGCCAAAGGTTTACAAAAGCTATATCTATAATCACTATCAAAGCTCTTAGATAAATGTAGCCTTTTTGCATGGATGCTATAATACTGATCCACTAACTTTTCTGCAATTTCTTTAGGTTTCATAATTTTTTAATTTCTTGTTTTACTTCTTGCAAATATGCAAACTGCTCAATTACATCTTGACTCATTGGTAGTTCATCTAATAATTTAATCATCTCATCTACCGCAATCAATGCACATCTAATACATTGACTTTTCCAATTATCTTGGTCGGTGTAAATTATCATATCCATTTTATTAAATAATTCTTCTGCTTTTTCTTTAGGTGTCATATCTCCTCTATTTTAATTTTATACTGAGCCTCTATCAGCTTTTTTTTTAATCTATAAACAGGTAATTTCTTAGTAAACTCTGATTTAACGTCCTCAATTATTAGCTTTTTTTTAATAACATCAAAGTAGGTAAAATCAGCTATGTACTTAAATAGCTCTTTACCCTCATAGATAAAGGGCATTTTAACCTGAGTATTTAGATCATGGATCTCTCCTGCTCTAGCTCTCAGCTTTAGCATCTGATACCTGCCTGCCTCTTTTGCGCTATCAAATTTTAGCCCATCTACTTCTACTATCTTATTCCTGTACTTATTCATTTAGGTAGGTTTTTAGGGCATAGTACTGAGTATTTAGATCCTGTATTTCTCCTGCAGTATGATCTGCATTTTTCAGCCTGCTGCAGATATATTTAAAAGCTATTTCTGCTGCCTCTTTATCTGATATAATCTCTACCTCTTTATCAAATTGCAGCCTCTTAAAATGATCTATCAGCTGCAGATGGGAGTATTTTAGTAGGCTCATTTTTTAATCTTTAGCTTTATCCTGTTGTTATCTGATAGGTAATAAAAGGCTTTCAATCTAGATAAACTATCTAGCCCTAGAGATATGTAAAAATCCTCATAGCTTATAGGCTTATCATCTAGGTAAATCTCTGAATTTCTAGAGATCTGCCTGAGATACTTAGGCTTTATAAAATCGGTTCTGCTCTTCGTATCTGAGCTGATAGCTTTTTTCAACATTCTCTAAATTTTTTAGCTCATTCTCGCTAGCTCTTTTCCTGATCTCCTCTAGGTTTTTATAAAATGCCTCATTAGTATCTTTTTCTAGCTGATAAATATCTAGCTTATTATTTAGGCTAGTATGTAGGTTAAATAGCCCTTTTCTGATTTTCCAGTACATGAGCATAGCTCTAACCTCTGATCCTCCAAAATCCATATTAAATATTTTTTAAATTGTAAATAGTTGTTTTAAATCTTTGCTCATCTAGGGCTAATCTTTTAACTGCATAGGCTTTAGCTCTAAATGATAGCTCAGTAGATCCTTTAGGGATAGCTATCTGAGTAATTAGATCCTTTAGCTCTTTAGCCTCAAAATATCCTGCCTGCTGAGCTGCTTTCTCTAGCTCATGGATAGCATCATTATAATCCTGATCCTCTAGGGATAGATCAGCTGCATTATGTTTCAGGAGAAAATCATAGATAACTGATGCAGGGATAAAGGGATATTTTTTAGCTGCCTCTTTTTCTCTGCATTCAGATAGCAGAGTTAGAAAAGGGATAGCTACACTATCAGCAAAATCTACAGCTCTCTCTCTCTCTAGTTTATCATTAACCTCTACAGGCTCTAGGATCTGAGAGTATTGTTTTACCTGATTAATGCTGCTCTTTTCTGCTTTAATCATTTTGTAAATGAGGGCAGGATAGCATTTGTAAATATCTCCCTGCTTTTTTCGTGAGCTAGTAAATAGGTTACTTAGCTCCTCTACTTGCAGATCAGGGATGCAGGATAGATCCTCTGCTAGGATGCCTGCAGATATTGCTAGATCCTCTGCCTCTGCATTAGTTCCATAGTAGGCATAGGCTATAGAGATCAGCTCTAGGGCTGCTGCCTGCTGCTCTCTTTTAGGTAAATCTTTGTACTTCATGCTTTAGGTATTAGGTTTTAACAAAAGTATTTATTTTTTCTGAGAGATCAGCTCTAGGGCTCTCTCCTGTTTGCTTTTTAACGATTTTTTAGAGTTTGTAGGATCTCCCATCTGCTGCCTCTTTCTGCTAAAGTTTGCAAAATGCCTAATGAGCTCTGAGTATCTAGGATATGCATCAGCTTTCAGCTTAGCATTTTGGACAAAATCTGTCCTTAGCTTTTCATAATCATCCCTCTTAATTCCTGTATTCATGCAGTAGCTTTCTAGGTAGCTCTCATCTGCTATAAACTGATTTAAAAGCTCATCATTTTTCTCCCTATAATCATCATAATAGTATTTAGTATTTAGTTCTTTACCTATATATAAGGAGTGCCCCTGCATTTTTTGCGTAGGCAAATGCTGAGGCAAATGTTTCAGCACTTCATTTTGCTCCTGCATTTTTTGTATAGGCAAATGCTCAGGCAAATGCTCCTGCAGAGATGGGATGCCTAGAGTAATTTTAATCTTTAAAGTTTTGTACTGATTTTTAGCCTCAGAGATGATAGAA